GGCATGAAGTCCAGCCCGCGCCCCAAGAAGAACCCGATGTACTGAGGTAGCTCCGCACCATGGCAGGTCTGACAATTCTCCGCGTCGTTGGTAACGATGAGCTTGTGCGCCAAGAGCGCGAACAGGCAGAGCGTGAACTCGCAGCGCGGCAGAGCAGCCCCGTCATGGTGGGTCTGACAGCGCACCTCAAGGAGTGCTGGGACGCAGCGCGCATCTCGCGTGACCCCATCACCGACATCATGCTCAAGGCCATGCGCCAGCGCAACGGTGAGTACGAGGCCGACAAGCTCCTGCGCATCCAAGAGCAGGGTGGCTCGGAAGTCTTCATGATGATTACCGAGGTCAAGTGCCGCGCTGCGGAGAGCTGGCTGCGGGACATCCTGCTCGACAACGGCACTCCACCGTGGGACATCGTGCCCACACCCATCCCAGACCTGTCGCCCAAAGAGGCGGAGGAGCTGCAGCTGGCCTTCGCCGAGCGCGTGATGGAGATTCTCCAGTCGTCAGGGCAGGCTCCGAACAAGTCCGAGCTCAGCGAGCTCAAGGAGATGGTCGGGCAGGAGTTCCGGTTCAAGATCATGCAGGCGGCGCAGAATCGCGTCGACAAGATGCGGATCAAGATCGAGGACCAGTTCGCTCAGGGCGGCTGGTCGGACTCGTTTAACGAGTTCATCACCGATCTCGTGACTTTCCCGGCAGCCTTCATCAAGGGGCCGATCGTTCGGCGCCAGCGGTACCTCAAGTGGGAGGGCAGCAAGCTCGTCCCCGGTGAGCGCATCGCGCCTGAGTATGAGCGGGTCAGCCCGTTCCACATCTACCCCGAGCCGGGCATCACCCGGATCAACGACGGCTACATCTTCGAGTACCACGAACTGACCCGCACCCAGCTGGCCGATCTCATCGGTGTGCCGGGCTACGACGACGCCGCCATCCGCAAGGTGCTCGAAGTGGGCAACACCCAGTCATGGGTGCAAGAGTGGCAGAAGGACTCACGCGAGGAGGAGGAGCGCAAGTTCCACACCGAGCTGCGTCCGACCGAGGTCTACGACACGCTGGAGTTCTGGGGCAAGATCAGCGGCCGGATGCTGCGCGAGTGGGGCATGACCGAGGAGGAAGTGCCTGACGTCGACCGCGAGTACGACGCCAACGTCTGGACCGTGGGGAACTACATCATCAAGGCGGTGCTCAACTACGACCCGCTCGGCGAGAAGCCTTACGCCAAGACCAGCTTCATCAAGCAGCCCGGTGCCTTCTGGGGCAAGGCCATCCCCGAGATCATCGAGGACATCCAGAACGTCTGCAACGCCGCAGCCCGGGCTCTGGTCAACAACATGGCGATCGCCTCCGGGCCGCAGGTCGAGGTTAACCTCGAACGTCTGCCCCCCAACGAGGACATCACCCAGCTGCAGCCGTGGAAAATCTGGCAGGTGATGAACGACCCTCTGGGTTCGTCGGCCCCGGCAGTTCGGTTCAACCAGCCCAACGACAACGCCAACACGTTGGTGGGGGTCTACGACCGCTTCTCGCGCATGGCGGACGACCACAGCGGCATCCCGGCCTACATCTACGGCGACACCAACGTGCAGGGGGCAGGGCGCACCGCGTCGGGCCTCTCCATGCTGATGGGCTCCGCGGGCAAGGGCATCCGGCAGGTGGTGATGCACATCGACAGCGACGTGCTCAAGACCATCGTGCAGCGCCAGTTCGTCTACAACATGCGCTACGATCCGGACGAGTCGATCAAGGGCGATGCACAGGTCGTTGCCAAGGGCGCAGTTAACCTCGCTGTCAAGGAGACGGTCAACGTCCGCCGGGTGGAGTTCCTCAACGCCACGGCCAACGAGTTCGACATCAACATCATCGGGCCGCAGGGCCGCGCCGCGCTGCTGCGCGAGGTCGCTAAGGGACTACAGATGTCGGTTGACGACATCGTCCCGTCGCGTGAGAAGATGGCGATGAACGAGCGGCTCGCTGCTGCAGCGCAGCAGATGCCGGCACCCGGGGGCGGGCAGCCCGCGGCACAGAACATGGACCTCGCCGGTGCGCCGGCCGGTGGTACCAACCTCATAAACGGGGGGCCGCAGTGAAACCGGCCACCCCCGAAGTAATCCTCGCGCTGGCTAACAGCGTCCGTCAATACCCAGTCATCCAAGAGTGGCTGGGAGAGTGGCGGATGTCTGAGCTTGAACGGCTGCCAAGCGTGGGACAGAGCGTGACACTTGCACAGGGGCGGTGTCAGGTCTTAGGCGAGCTTTACAAGCTCGTCAGTGAGTCCCCTGACTTAGCAGCACAGCCCCGTAGGGGCAGCTGATCCAATCACGCACACCGAGAGGAGCGTAAAAATGGCTATTCCCGCACAAATTCGCAAGCAGTCCGAGGCTATCTCGAAGCTGTACGAAGACTTGAACCCGACCGAAGGAGAACAATCTCCGGCGGAGGGTGAGGTCCAGCAGCCGACCGAAGCCGACGGTGGGGGCGATGCTGCGGCTGCACCGGTGCCTACAGGGCAAGGGCAATCCGGTAACACAGACGAAGACCTGACCTACGAACAGCGTTGGCGATCCCTGCAAGGAATGTACAACGCTGAAACGGCTCGCCTCAAGGCGGAGAACAATCAGATGGGCCAACGCGTCAGTCAGCTCGAACGGCTGCTCGCGTCGCTTTCCGCGCCCCAGCAGGCACCTGCACAGGCGGCCGCGGCAAAGCTCATCACCGACAAGGACGTTGAGGATTACGGCGACTCGATCGAAGTCATGCGCCGTGCCGCCCGCGAAGAAGTTGCTGCATCGCAGCAGGAGGTCGCGGAACTCAAGCGCTTGGTCATGCAGTTGCAGACCAACGTCGTCCCCAAGGTGGAGAGCGTCGTACAGCGACAGGCCCTTAACTCTGAGCAAATGTTCTGGTCAGAACTGTCGGCGGAAGTCCCAGACTGGCGTGAAATCAACGCTGAGCAAGGCTTCCACAACTGGCTGCTTGAGATCGACCCGCTGTCCGGCGTATCCCGGCAGTCGTACCTCGATAACGCGCAGAACCAGTTGGATGCACGACGGGTCGCAGGGTTCTTCAAGACGTGGCAGTCAGTGAATGGCGGTTCTGTTGCTCAATCACCTCGGAACGTTGCCAGTTCTCAACTCGAAAAACAGATCGCACCGGGTCGCGGTCGTACAGCGGCGAGCACTCCTGCCGCCAATGACGCCAAGACCTACGCCCGGGCGGACGTCGCCAAGTTCTTTGACGACGTGCGCAAAGGTCTGTATAAGGGTCGAGAGCAGGAGCGTGACCGGATCGAACGCGACATCTTCGCTGCACAGCGAGATGGCCGCATTACATAAACTGGCTAAGTGAAAGGACACCACATGGCCTATCCCGTTGCTCCCGGCCGCCCCAACTACTCGGGTAACTTCATCCCCGAGATTTGGTCCGGCAAACTGATCGAGAACTTCTACGACGCCACCGTGCTGTCGGCGATCTCGAACACCGACTACGAAGGCGAAATCCGCCGCATGGGCGATACGGTTAACATCCGTACCCAGCCCAACATCACCATCCGCGAGTACGTCAAGGGCCAGAACCTCGTCGTCGAGAACCCGGATTCACCGAAGCTGCAGCTGCTCATCGACAAAGGCGAGTACTTCTCCTGCGTCGAAGACGACATCGACCGCGTTCAGTCGGACATCAAGCTGATGGACATGTGGTCGAAGGATGCTTCGGAGCAGATGAAGGTCAAGATCGACCAGCGCGTTCTGACCGACATGCTGCCGGACATCGCTGCTGCCAACAAAGGCGCGACCGCTGGTCAGCAGTCGGCTGCCTTCAACCTCGGCACCACCGGCGCTCCGCTGACCGTGACCAAGGACGGCGCTTCGACCACCACCCCGGTTGTCGACCTGATCGTTGACATGGGCACCGTGCTCGACGAGGCCAACGTGCCGGAGTCGGACCGCTTCCTCGTGATCCCGGCCCGCATGGCTGGTCTCATCAAGAAGTCGGAACTCAAGGACGCTTCGCTCTCGGGCGACAGCGCGAGCCCGATCCGTAACGGCCGTCTCGGCATGATCGACCGCTTCACGCTCTACGTGTCGCACAACCTGAACGTCTCGTCCGGCAAGACCTCGATCATCGCCGGTCACAAGATGGGCTTCACCTTCGCGTCGCAGATGACTGAGATGGAAACTCTCCGCGCTCAGTCCACCTTCGGCAACATCGTGCGCGGCCTGCAGGTGTACGGCTACAAGGTCACGAAGCCCGAGGCGCTGGCACAAGCCGTCGTCCAGTTCGCATAAGGAGACCAGATCATGGTTGCTTACACTGACTCCCTTGGGTTCGCCAAGAACTCGGCCGGCTTCTCGGCCAACTACACTGACCGCGTCAGCGTGATCGAGATCGACCTCGACTTCGCCAAGATCGCGGCAGCCCGCACCGCCGCAAGCGCAGCTGCGCTGGCAGCGACCGACACGCTGGTCATCGGCACCCTGCCCAAAGGCGCCTTCGTCCTTGGCGGCGTGGCCACGCTCGTTCGCGCCGAAGGCGCTGCGGGTAACGTCGACGTCGGCATCGGCGGCGGCACCGTGGACTTCTGGGTCGATGGCTTCGACCTGAACGCTGCGGTTGGCACCACCGGTGGCTACGCTGATGCGGCAGCCTACTACTGCGCAGTCGATACCAGCATCCTGCTGACCCTGAACTCCAACAGCATCAACGCAGCTCGCGTTAAGGTCTCGTTGGCAGTGGTCAACATGGGCGCTGAACTCGGCACCATTCCGTCGGCCTGATGGTAGGGGCTTCGGCCCCTACCTCCCCAACAAAGGAGACTGAAAATGGGTGTCTATAGCGGTATCTCGCAGGACAACGTCCGGATCAACAGCGGCAATGCAACCCTGCAGACGCTGACTGTTACCGGCGACTTGACTGCTTCGGGCGGTGTCACGGGCAACGTGACCCTTCCGGTTGCGGCTGTTGCCGCAGCTGGTTCGGACAACACGAACGCTGGCGCCATCGCCGCCTACGGTGTGGTTCATGCAACTGGTGCCGACGGTACCAAGGGTGTGAAGCTGCCGGCAGCTGCAGCTGGTAAGATCGTCATCGTGAAAAACGCTGACGCAGCCAACGCGATCTTGAAGGTGTACCCCGGTGCAAGCGACAAGATCAACAGCGGCACGGCCACCACCGGCTCGTTGAACATGGCAGCCAAGACTGCTGCGATGTTCGTCGCCATCGACGACGTGGATTGGTTCACCATTCCGCTGTTGCCGTCGTAATAATTGCGAGGCCCTTCGGGGCCTCGCTTCTTCAAGGAGCGCACCATGGCCACCAACCTGACAGCAGAAAAAGTTAAAGACAGCTTCTCGCAACTGCTGCACATCGACGGCGGGCCTGAGGCTACACCCAAGACGGTGTACAGCGGCACGGGCACGGCGACTGCGCTCAAGGTCGGCACGACCAACATCGAGGTCGACAACATCCGCATCGACGGGAACACCATCAGCACGACGAACACCAACGGCGACTTGATCCTGTCCCCGAACGGCAGCGGCGCCGTCGTCATCGACAACGTGGAGATCACTGGCGGCACGATCACGGGGGCATCGTTCCCCGGTACGTTTACCGGCATCATTCTCATTGAGTCCGACACGCTGTCTACCGGCGACGCCGAGACTGGTCTCACGATCACCGAGAACACGATCTCGGCAGACGGGACCGACACCAACATCAATATCAACATCACGCCCAAGGGTACGGGTGAGGTGAACGTCACCAACATCGACGTGCTCAGCGGTAAGGTGCCTTTCACCACGATCACTGGCCGGGCCTTTGCCTGCTTCTCGGACGTGACAGACCAGACCGGCAGTGTGTCTGCTGCCACAGCAGTCAAGTTCGGTACGACCGAGGTTGTGGGCGCCGGCATCACCATGGTCACCGATGGTACCAACTTGACTCGCCTGACCTTTGCCGCGGCCGGAACCTACATGGTTGCGCCCAGTCTGCAGCTGGCGAACTCCGACACCAACGATCACGACGCCACGATCTGGTTCGCGCTGGACGGCACGAACATCGCACGGTCTGCCACCCGAATCACTGTACCGAAGGCGGGAGACGGCGGCGCGGCTTATTTCCAGATCGTTTTCTATGTGACGGTCACCGCCGGGCAGTACGTGCAGGTGTTGTGGCTGCCAGAAAACGTAGCTGTAACGCTCGACCACACTGTGGCCGGCGCTATTGCTCCGGTAACTCCTTCGGCAATCATCGTGTCTGAGAGGATCGCATAATGGCCAAGACTCCAGCGTGGACCCGCAAGGAAGGCAAGAGTGAATCCGGCGGGCTCAACGCCAAGGGTCGGGCCAGCTACAACAAGGCCAACCCCGGCAAGCCGGGACTCAAGGCCCCGCAGCCTGAGGGCGGTCCCCGCCGGGACAGCTTCTGCGCCCGGATGGAGGGCATGAAGAAAAAGCTGACGTCGAAGAAGACGGCCAACGACCCGAACAGCCGGATCAACAAGTCACTGCGCGCGTGGAACTGCTGACATGGCGAGCCCCAAACCAACCAACCCCGCACTCTGGTCCAAGGTCAAAGCCGCGGCTAAGACCAAGTTCGACGTGTACCCCTCTGCCTACGCCAACGCGTGGGCTGCCAAGGAGTACAAGAAGCGCGGCGGTGGGTGGAGCGGCCCGGACAATCGGGTGAAGAAATGAGCAAGGGTGGGCTCGGCAAGTGGTTTGGTGAGAAGTGGGTCGACGTCAAGACTGGCAAGGAGTGCGGTCGCTCCGGGTCTGAGAAGTCCTCGCGTGCCTACCCGGCTTGTCGTCCCGCCGCTGCTGCTGCAAAGATGAGCGCGACAGAAAAGCGCACCATGGCGACCAAGAAGACGGGCCCTGCGCGCAAGTCGTGGCCGGTCAAACCATCGGGTAAGAGGACGTAACATGCCGCTGAACGCCAAGGGCAAGAAGATCAAGGCTGCCATGCAGAAGCAGTACGGGAAAGAGCAAGGCGAGCGGGTGTTCTACGCATCCGAGAACAAGGGCACCGTCAAGGGTGTCACCAAGAAGGGGAAGAAGAAATGAGATACCTGCGGAACAAAGTCGACGGCTTCATCTACGAGTGGAACGAAACACTCGCTCGGCACCCGAAGTGCGAGGAAGTGACCGAGGAAGAAGCGTACCCGGAGCGCTTCGCCACGGCGGTGGTGGAGAAGGCCAAGCGGCGGGTGAAGAAACTCGACCTCGCCACGGATGACATCCCTGAGCAACCCGTGTATACTTCGCCGGAACTGTCGGCCGACGCCTCAAGGGACTTGCCTGAATGACACCAGCGGACATCATCGTTGAAGCGCGGAAGTTGCTGCAGGACACGCGGGCCCCCCTGCGTTACAGCGACGCCGACCTGCTGGGCTACGTGAACCAGACCGTCAAGCGCATGCTCGGCATGCGCCCTGATCTGTTCAACAAGATGACCACAGTCGCGCTGACGGCGAATGATGTCATGCAGGAACTCCCGGCCGACGCTCACCGACTGGTGGACATCTACTACGTCGTGGGGCGCAACTCCGTCACGGAGGTCGAGCGGCCGATGTTCCAGCGTGCGTATCCGCAGTGGGTCTCTGATCCGGCGGGCACGCCCCTCAACTTCATGCGCCACGAGCGCAACCCGACCAAGTTCTTCGTGTACCCCAAGCCGCTGCCCAACACGACGGTCATGCTGGAGTACGTCGCGGTGCCGGGGGACTACGCCCTAGACGAGGTGATGGACGCTCCGTCCGACGGCTACCTGCCACAACTGGTGGACGGTGTGGTGTTCCTCGCCTCGTCGATCGACGACGAGAACGTCGACTCCGGTCGCGCCAAGCTGTTCATGGACTCGTTCAGCCAGTCGCTTGGTGTTGACCTGCAGGCGCGCGTCGTCACCGACAAAGAAACGATGCCCACGCAAAGCAGAGGTGCCTGATGGAAACGCGTGCCTTCTCCACGCTCAGCGCCAAAGTCTCGGCCAGCGTACCCTCTTGCGCCTACCCGGTGGTCGTGGACTACATCCGCGACTCGGCCATCCGGGTCTGCGAGCGCACCTTGGCGTGGCGGTACACCGCCCCACCCATCACGCTGACGCCCGGGCGGGCTGAGTATGATTTCGCGGCCCCGCCCGACACGATGGTGCAGGCTGTGGTGCGGACTGACATCAACGGAACCCCCGCGCAGGTCTTGTCCTACGACGCTGCAGCCGCGATGATTACGGAGTGGCCGGCCACCACCACAGTGCCAGCGGAGATCGCCGAGCTTGGCTCCGAGCCACGCATGATCGCGCAAGTGGGCGCCAACCGGTACCGTGTCTTCCCGATGCCCGACGCAGAGCGTACCTACACGCTGTCGATGACGTTCGCGCTCAAGCCGACCCGCAGCTCGTCCGATATGGATCAGGCTGTCTTCGACGAGTTCGAGGACGCCATCCTGCACGGCGCATTGCAGCATCTGCTGGTGCTGCCGAACGTGGACTGGACCGATCGGGAACTTGCTGCCTATCACGCAAAGCAGTTTCTGTTCGCCGTCACATCGGCGCGGGCCAAGACCAACCTCGGCGCGTTCCGCTCTGCGCTCGTCGTCCGCGGCCCCAAGTTCGCGTAGGAGGAAACATTGGACCCACGCATCTCTGACACCCGGATCAAGCTGGTCCGCAACGACACCGGCCCGCAGGTCAGCCTCACGCTGACAGACGAGTCCACGGGTGCCGCGATCAACTTGTCCGGCGCCACGGCGACGCTGCACTTCCGCGCAGTCGGGGGCGACACGCTGTTCTCTCGTGTGCTGACGATCCCGTCGCCAACGGCGGCGCAGGGCGTGGCTATTATCGTGTGGCAGGCAGGCGATCTCGATCGCCCGGCGGGGTACTATGAGGGCGAGGTCGAGGTGCTCTTGCAGACCGGCGTGCGCCAGACTGTGTACGACCCGCTGCAGTTCCGGATCAGAGACGACTTCGAGTGAAGATAAACGAGACCATACCGCGCATCCGCGCGGCGATCTCAGCGGTACAGGTTCGGGCTGCGGCCGCGGTACCTGTCATGTCTGCTGCGGTTCAGGTCCCGTACATCGTCTACAACTATGTGCTCGGCGTGTTTGTCAAATTTTTGACACGCACGGACCGGGTAACGATCGCGTCGGACACAGAACTGTCCATGACAAAGCCGTTTGCTGACCAGTACACGGCGGCGGACTTTCCGGATGTGGTGCCCAACAAGCGGCTCCCAGACGGCGTAGAGGCGGCTGACGCACTGTCACCGTTCCAGATCGGCAAGGGACTGTTCGACAATCCGAAGGTCGAAGAAGGTCCGTACTTCGCAGAGGACTACACGACACCGGGGTACACGATCGTATCGTTCCAGTTGGCATTTACCAAGCCGCAAGCGGAGACCATCGCTGCTACCGACGCGGACTTCGCGCTGGACATGACGCTCGCCCCCACCGACGGGGTGTCGATGGTGGACAATATTGTGTTCACGCGGATTCTGAGTATTATAGACGCAGCCACCGCTGCTGACAGCGGCTCTATCCGGATGCAAGACTACTGCAGTCCTGACTACTTTGCAGAGGACTACGTCGGCGAAGTCCGAAACTTCTAAGGAGACACTAGATGAACTCGAAAGAAAGACTCGGCCTCTCCGGACGCCTGACCATCGTCCTCACCGGGCCGGATGGCGCGGTCAAGGACCAGCGCGAGATCAAGAACCTGATCGTCAACGCCGGGCTCGCGTACATCACGACCCGTATGTTGGGTACGGGGCTTGGCGTCATGAGCCACATGGGGCTCGGGGCCGGAACGACCGCGGCTGCCGCAGGCGATACCAACCTCGGCTCGCTGCTCGGCTCACGCAAAGCACTCGGTGGTTCCACGCAGAGCGGGTCCAACAACGAGAGCATCATCTACACGACGACGTTCGACCCCGGCGAGGCCACCGGCGCAGTGACGGAGGCCGGCATCTTCAACGCCTCTACGAGCGGCACGATGCTCTGCCGCACTGTGTTCCCGGTGGTCAATAAGCAGTCGGGCGACACTCTGCAGATCACGTGGACCGTGACTCTGTCGGCAGCATGAGGTGAACCGTGGCAACCATCGTAACACGCGCAGGTAAAGGCGCCCCGCTAACCAACGCGGAGGTCGATGCCAACTTCAACAACCTGAACAGCGACAAGGTCGAGACCTCGACCATCTCCACGTTTGGGGCGTCCCTCATCGACGACGCGGATGCGTCGGCTGCGCGTACTACTTTGGGGCTCGGCTCCGCAGCCATAACAGACAGCACGGCCTACGCCACTGCGGCGCAGGGCAGTACAGCTGACAGTGCGCTCCAGCCGGGTGACGCTGTTCCTCAGACTTCTGCGACTGGGTCGGCGGACATTCCGTCCGGCACCACGGGCGAACGCGATGGTACCCCCAACGCTGGCTACTTCCGCTTCAACACTACCATTGGTAAGTTCGAGGGCCATAACGGAACGGCTTGGGGATCGGTTGGCGGCGGTGCTACGGGTGGTGGCTCTGATGAAGTGTTCTTCGAGAACGGCCAGACTGTCACGTCAAACTACACCATTACTAACGGAAAAAATGCTCTTTCGGCAGGGCCGATCACCATCAACTCAGGCGTTACCGTGACCGTCGGAACTGGTGAAGTCTGGACAATCGTTTGATAGGGGCCACACATGTCTAACCTGACAGTCAAAGGGAACACTTCGGGGACCGGGACGATCATCCTCGAAAGCCCGAATACGAACTCGAACCGCACGATCACGCTGCCGGATGCCGCCACTACGCTGGTTGGCACTGCGGACTTTGCGTCTCAGGCTCAGGCTCAGGCTGGCGCCGACAATACGAAGCTGATGACACCGTTGCGAGTGGCTGAGGCTATTATCGCGCAAGCCATGTCTCCCGGCTTTACCTCGGCCGAAACTATTTTGTCGCGTGATGGTCGGTGGACGTTTGCTCATGGCCTTGGTGTTGTTCCTTCACGGGTCCAACTAAACCTGCGTTGTGTCACTTCCGAATACGGATTTTCTGTAAATGACGTTCTTTACTACTACCCTGTAGCCTTTGACGTTAATAGCGGATTCGGCTTTCAGATATCCGCAGACACTACCAATATTTATGTCGGGACTTATTACCTAGTTCTTAGGCATAAAACTACCGGGACAGTCAACACTGCTTGGTATGAAATTGGCTATGCTAATTGGCGTGGTCGTTTCTTGGCTTGGAAATAAGGAGACCGTTTGATGTCCACAGTACGCGCAAACTCGGTCACCGACGCTGCTGGCACTGGCGCGCCTGATTTCCCGAATGGGTTGAGTGGCAGCGGTGCGTCTTTGACATCGCTCCCTGCGGGTCAGCTTACGGGTGACGTAGCTGCTGCACGCATCACTGGCGCTCTCAATGCCTCTGGTTCCGCCCCAATGTTTGCCTGCCGTGCGTGGGTAAACTTCAACGGCAACGGAACACCAGCCATCCGGGCATCTGGCAATGTGTCGTCCATCACGGACAATGGCGTCGGTGACTACACGGTCAACTTCACTACGGCGATGCAGGACGCGAACTATGCTGTCATCAGGAACGTCGACTACGATAGCGCTGCTGGTGGGGCGGCAACTAACAACACAGAAGTTCTCTCTGCGGCAACAGGTTCGGTTAGAGTTTCATCCGAGACTTACAGCGGGAATCGTTTTGACTCTCTTCGCTACGAAATAGCCATCTTCCGCTGAAAGGGCACACTATGCAGGTCATCATTTTCCCCAATGACAACGGCGGCGTAGCTGTCATCATCCCGGCCCCTGAGTTTGCAGATCAGATCGAAGCCGTCGCAGCAAAGGACGTGCCGAGCGGCAAGCCGTGGCGCATTGTTGACAACAGCGAATTGCCCTCGCGCGATAGCCGTGATCGCTGGCTCTGGACCGCTGACGGCGCGCTTGTGGTAGCACCTGAGCCGCCCCCAACCAAAGAGGTCTAAGCCATGTCAGTTGTCATCGACGGAACCACGGGGATCGACTCGCCGGGATATGACGGAACGGTTGATGGGTCAAATCCCGTTGGGTTCCGCAACCTTCCTCCTGTCGGCACCAAAACTACAAGCTACACCCTGCAGGTTGGCGATGTGGGGAAGTACGTTCAGGTCGGAAGTGGTGGGAGCGTGACCGTTCCTGACGCCGTCTTCTCCGAGGGTGACGCCGTGAGTATTTTTAACAACACTACGGGAAGCATCACCATTACCTGCTCCATCACCACGGCATATATTGCGGGTGCTAACACAGATGTGTCATCCGTGACCCTTGTCACTCGCGGGGTTGCAAACGTCTTGTTCATTAGCGGCACAGTCGCTGTTCTCACGGGGAACATAAGCTAATGTCCGGCATCGCTCAGATGTTCGTCGGCGGGGGGTATGCTCCGGCGGTGTTTGCCTTCACGATCTCGTCCAACCAGATCGACGCCAACCTTCGCACTCTGGCCGTCAACGCAGGCTGGAACGGGACAGCCCCGGTTCAGGCAACTATCAACTCTGGCGTCTGGATCAGCGGCTCCGTTCAGGCAAACTCCACCGCAGCCCTCACAATCAACGGCTCCTTCCCCGGCGGCGTTACGCTCATCAATAACGGCGCTATAGTTGGACGCGGCGGTAATGGGGGCGGGGGACAGTTCCCCTACGGAACAGGTACAGCGGGTGGGCTTGCTCTTGGGGTATCTGTTGGCGTAACCATCCAGAACAACGGAACAATCGCTGGAGGCGGCGGCGGCGGTAGTGGCGGCGGCTACGGCGCACAAACCGTCTACACGTCTTGTAGAATGAGCGAAGACTTTTCTGGCGGCGCTACCGCTGGCGGCGGCGGCGGTGGTGGTGGTCGGTCAAACGTGTCTTTCAACTCGTCTGGCGGCGCAGCTGGTACTGGTGGCAGTGGCACTGGTTGTTCTAACGCTCAGTCTCCTGCCGCTGGTGGAGCGGGGACCAGCGGAGGGGCTGGTGGCGGCGGTGTCGGCGGCATCGTTACCTGTACTTGCCCCGGCAGCGGCAGCTCCACTGGCGGCGGCGGCGGCAACGGCGGTGACTGGGGTACCGCCAGCGGCGGCGGCGCAGGCTCTGCGGTATCAGGCAACGCAAACATCTCTTGGACTGCCTTTGGCACTAGATTGGGACCAATCACATGACAACGATCACCTACGAAATCACCCGCGTCGATCCAGAGGCGAAGGCGATGGACATCCTATACACCTCGCCGGAGCATGGCACCATGCTCGTCGGGGCGCGGATGCCGTGGGAAGGCGAGACGGTCGAAATGATCGCCGCAATGTACTCCCCTGTCCGCAACTGGGTTGAGCAGACCCTCTCCGTCGCCCCGGTCGCCGTCGGCACTGGCGGTGAAGTGCAAGTCAGCTTGACTGGCCCCGCTGGTGCAGCCGCGACCACGATGTCGAAGCTCGAACTGGTGCGCGCCATGCGGGCAACCGACCACGACGGCGGTTCCCTGTGGGACACCTTTAAGGCACAGCTCGCTATGGCCGACGAGGAGACGCAGGAGGACTGGCAGATTGCCGCCAGCCTCTCGGACGCTGACCCTGTACTGGTGGCTGTCATGACGACCATCTACGGCGACGAGGCCGCAGCGCGGATCGCCGCACTGTTTGGTGCAGAGGCGTGACGACCTACACGGACATCTTCAAGGACGGTCTCTACCAGTACATGGTGGGGCCGTCCTATGATGCCTATGTCCAGACTGGCGTTGATACCATCCTGCGCCATGCGGAGGATGGTAAAACAGCCCTGTCAGTCGGCTGCGGTAATGGCGACATGGAAGCCGCGATAGGCGACCGCCTCGACCTGACATTGCACGACACGCACGGCGCGGCTCGCGCGGCACATCCTGACCTACATTGGCTGCCTCACCTGCCAAACGGCCAATTCGACTACGTCTACGCCCACGGGTCCGTATTTGCCTGTGTCCCGCAAGACCAGAAACAGAAGTTCATCGACGACCTAGCTGCACGGGTCAGGGACGGCGGCACTCTGTACGTCTGCGGGGGCAACACGACGCGCTGCCGCTGCCGTGGACGCGCATACAGTGTGAACGGCAAGACGGTCACGGAAGCGATCACGAAGTACGGCCCCGACTGGCACATTCTGACCACGCATGTCTGGGGCGTCGCAAAGATCGACGTGACCTACTATACAGCAAAAGTCGCGGACTATTTTGCTCCGCACACAGACCGCATACGCTGCGTGACTGGAGCCACCCAGCACCGCGTCGCCCACGTTGGAGTTTCCCAATGACCCCCGAGATGCTCTGGAACTTCGTTCTCAGCGGCGCACTCGGCCTGATCGGCTGGGTGCTGAAAAACCACGTCGAGGAAGTAAAGCGACTGCAAATCCTGCTGAACCGCACACGCGAGGAAGTGGCTCGTGACTACGTTACGCGGGCCGACATGCACGCCGACATGAACCGGGTTATCTCGCGTCTGGACAACCTCGACAAGAAGATCGACGAACTGATGCGGAGCCTTAGCCGATGAGACTGATCCTTGTCCTCTTGGTCGCTGGCTGCGGCCCTGTTACTGTATCGTCCGTGGCCTACACGACGGCCTGCCCGAAAGGTGACCGCCAGTGCGAGATACGACAGAACGCAGAGACCCTGTATTACATGGCGCATGGCGATGCAGCCAACGAACTGCTATGCTCCGGCGACACGCGGGATGTGCTTGGGGCGCTCTGCTCTATCTACTGATGGCCCTGCCCGCTGCCACCCAAGTCAGCGGTGATCTAAACACCAACAGTGGCAACACCAACTCCACCATCGACAGCGGCAACGTCTCCACCAATGAGACGCGGAACTACAATGGTTCCGGCTCTGCGCCGTTCTCCACGCCGGTGCCGACAGCTGCCGCGCCGACAGTCATGGGCGGCGGTGGCAATGACTCCTGCCTGATACCGAAGCAGCAGGCGTTCCAGATCAGCGTCTTTGGTCGAGCCGAGGGGAGCATGGAGCAAGACCCCGAGTGCAACCGTCGTAAGGATGCGAGGCTGCTTGGCACACCGCAAGAGGCTGGCGGGCTGGGCCTGCAGGTCAGTGGCATCTCGGTCATGTGCGACAACGCAAACGTCTATAAAGCCATGGCCTTGGCCTCGACGCCCTGCCCGATCTACAGCATCGAGACAGGCAAGCTCTTGGTGGGTCGAGAAGGCTATATGGCTATGCGTGACAACCCCACCACATATGTGGTAGGGTACGCCCAAGATCGGTCCTTCTGGGACACATTCCTTCGCATTGGAGAGGAACTGCCCGATGTCGTACCTCAAGAAAGTACTGGCCCTACTCTGTCTGAGCGCTTCCGCCGCTCACGCCGAGCCAACGATGACGAACCTGCAGGGGTCAGCCCAGACAATCCTTAACCAGTTGTCGGCGGCTCAGAGCCTGACGGCTGGCGCGACCTACTACGCAGCCGATGGCAGCATCATCGACCCCGGCGTCATGCAGACGGCGACCATCACTGAGCAGATGCGGCTTGACTACAACTCTGACATTCAGGGGGTGATCGACGCGACATACTACAACGCCGAAATCCTGTTTCAGGATCGGCACGAACAGGCGATGGTCAATCTCGATTCAGCTGTGGATAACCTCGTTGCCGCAACTGCGGTTCTGATGGAAGTGCAGGCCGTTGCTAACATGGCCGCTAACGCTGACACGGTGCAGCAGCAGATGGCCGTGCAGGCCGTCCTGACCAATAACGACATGACCATCACCGCAGCCGACGTGAGCAACTACAACTCGGCCCTTGGCGCTGTGCAGACCTACGCCCGTGACGCGGGTGCCTTCTTGGCTGCTTCGCGCAATGCCAGCATGACCAGCTCGGTGGACAACTACGCGGCCAACACCGGGGCCAGCTTGTATGGCGCGACGGTGGCCTACAGCGCCACGGCTGACATCATCAACGTGAGCATGGGCCAAGTCTACAGCATCGGCCTGCAGGGGCTGCTCGGGGCTGACACGGTTACGCTGTCTGATGTCTACGCTGCGGGCTACGGCTCGTGAGCGAGGAAACTGAAACCAACGGCCTGAGAATCGCAGGCTTCGACATCAAGGGCTGGTGGCTTGCCGCAGCCCTTCCTGTCTTGTCTGGCTTGAGCGGCACGATCTATGTGGGCTACGATACCGTCAACCGTTTCTGGGCTGTCGAGGAGAGCGTGGATGGCGTCTTGGGCGTTGAGAGCCGGGTGCAAACTCTGGAGCAGGCCATACAGGACAACG